GGTGTAAGTCTTGGTAAAAAAATAGTCGTTTAATATAAATGTTTGATCAGGACACACTTAAACCAGTCATCATATCTATGATCGTTTATATAGTCATCGCGAAGGTATTACCGGATCTTATGAAGAAACCCACGGGTATAAGCTTCATAGATGATATCAATTCCATGTTAATCTCCCAAAAGGGATCTATAGGTTCAGGTGCTCTCCTCACCGGTCTCGTCGTTCTCATCACCAATTACATTTACGAAGAATTCTCTTAAAACGTTTTCACGATTTACAACCTGTTTAGTAAAAATGTGATCCATAGTATATACCTTGTTCTCGTACGCGTGTTTCATGAACTCCAAGAGTTGATCGAAATTGGGTTTCCCCCAAATCATTCCTTTTTGAAATAGGAAATCGTCATTCTCCAATTCTTGAAGTTCACAATTAATCATGTAAGGTGATTTAATATATTCAGAAGGTCCTCCAAAATCTGTTAAGATGACAGGCTTATCCCGAATCGCCGCTTCTATGGCCCCCATTCCAACACCTTCAGATTTGGAAAAGTTTACATAGCAATCACACCTTCTATGTAAATCATCCATTTCATGACTATCTAGCATATTGTTTATGACTTCAACCCTGGGAAGTCGAATATCTACATCTTGATTACACGTAGCTTTGACAACTAAACGAGTGTTAGGTTCATTTAGACGAACAAACGCTTGTAAAATTTGTTTGAAATTTTTACGATCGTCCATGATGTTGCCTATATGATAAAATACATAAGGTTTCTCTCGTGGTTTGGGTATATGTGCGTGAATGACATAAAAGTCATTTTTTGGAAATTGTCGAGACAGGACGGATTTACAGAATTCACTGGGTACGGCTACACGATCAAATTCTTCCATGATCATCCCGTAATCTTCGTGTACCGTGGTAGTTTCACAAACGGTCATACAAGCTAAATGCTTTACACGCGTTTTTGCATACTTGGCGTATTCTATATGTTCTCGTAAAGGTAGTAAAAATATCAGGCCGTATTCATCTTCAGGTATTTTACTTCCTATTGTGAAATACGAAGCATCTGGAAAAATTTTGGTATATTTATTCGCATGTTGACCTATCCCACTTTTTAGGGATGAACCAATGAATAACATTTAGTATAAAGATAATCTTACTTTTATATATATAGCAATGGATTCTTTACGTGATGAGATCGAACAGGAAATGAAAATTCTCAACCTCGATAAAAGGCGTCTCTGTAACCTTCTCTTAAAGGTTCTCGATGCGTCTGGATCGGGTGGCACTGCCATGGAGGGTGCCCGTGGCGCCCCAGGTCCTCCCGGCCCCCCGGGACCCCGTGGTCCTTCCGGGCCTCAGGGCCCACCCGGTGCGAGTGTTGCCCCCGCAGCCAAGTCGGATGACAAACCCGCAGCCAAACCTGCGGCTAAAAAGGCTGCCAACACTCCAGCTAAGAAGAAGGCGTTAGCCGGAGTTTAAATAAAAAAAATAATATCGGGTCATAAACCCTAATATGGACATGAATGTCCCGACACATAGTCAGGAAACATTTCTATATTAGAGTTGATTTATTTATCACCATAAATTTGTAAAATATCTTTTACTATAGGAGATCTTTCTATATCTTCATGACTAAAAGTTATACACTCTATGCGTTTATAATTTGTCTTTTGTATTTTTTCATAAATATCTTTTAATCCGTTATCATCATATTTTCTATCGTGTTGATTTAAATCACCTGTTATTATCATTTTACTATCATTACCTATACGAGTGAGAAGCATTTTCATTTGATTGGGGGTACTATTTTGCATTTCATCCGCTATTATAAAAGCGTTCTTAAATGTTCTTCCTCTCATATAAGCTAAGGGGCATATTTCTATTATTTTTTCTTTAATCATATTTCCTATTTGATGTTGACTGTAAAATTCGGAAAATATATCCATGATGGGTCTCGTCCAAGGATCCATTTTTTCTTCTAGCGTTCCGGGTAGATATCCTATATCTTCTTCGACCGACACGGCTGGACGTGTTAAAATTATTTTATTGAAATCGCCATCATTTAAACCTTCTATAGCGGCGTAACACGCAAGCATGGTTTTACCAGTTCCAGCAGGACCTATGGCGAATATCATGGGTTTACATCCGTGTAAAACTCGTTGATAATCTTTTTGGTTATCATTTTTTGGTATGGCTGACGGAATTGGCAGTTCCATGTCGAATTGGATATCTTGATATTCTGTTTCAAATGAACACGGTGATAATTTTTCTCTTTTTTGCTTCTTACCTCCCATACTTTTTACTCAGAAGTTTTTGGTAAATTACCCATTAAGAGTCTCGCACTGGGATCTGTTATCTTTGTCCATTTCGGCCTCCATATTTCACTTATGAGATGGTTATGATGGTCTCCGTAATGATCCCAAAAAATGATTCTATAAAGAGCTTCTTCTTTCGTTAGAGGTGTGTTATAACCTTTCGATAAAACCCGTGTTTTGCTAAACATTTCATTAGTGATGACCTGTTGTGAATGTGTTTTAACATGATTAACCCACCTACTTCCAACCGCATCACTCATACCATCCTTACGTCTCCATAAAATTTTATCCGGAAGATATCCTGTAAAAGCCTTCCTCAAAATATGTTTTTCTAATTTATGTATTTTGAGTTTTTGATTCATGGACATACAAACTTCTATAAATTCTTTATCCAAAAATGGGACGATAAGATCAAGACCATGGGCACCTGCACAACGATCCGCCCGAAGTCCGTCGAATTGATGAATTAGTTTTAGGCGTCTCATATTCTCATGAGCAAACTCTTCAACATCCGGGGCGTTGTGAAAGTATAAATACCCTCCTAATATTTCATCCGCACCTTCCCCGGAAAATATATACCTACAATTTGTATTCTCTTTTATATATTTACATAACATCCACATGGGTATACTCGCCCTAACGGTAGTCGTATCGTAAGATTCTAGAGAACGAATAACATCCGACATGTATTTAATACCATCATCAAGCGTGAAAATGACTTCTGTATGGTCGGAGCCTATATGTTTTGCCACTATTCTCGCAGATTCAAGATCTGGACTATCGTGTAGACCAATTGAAAATGTTTTAATTTTTCCAAGTTTTTTAGACGCAATCGATGCTATGAGACTACTATCCAAACCACCGGAAAGTAAAAATCCTACATCACGATCAGAGTGTTCCAATCTTTTATGTAAAGCTGATTCTAGAGTTTCTTTTACGATTTGAGTAGAATCTGTGGAGAGATATTTATACACGTGCCAATATGTATTGTAATAGCAAATAAAACTATCCACATACGAATCGTAGATATATCCAGGTGGAAATACGTGTATTGTCGATTGTAAAAACTTCAGAGCTTTGACCTCACTCGCGAAAGCTATAGATCCTTTATCATATCGAGTGTAAAACAGAGGTCTTACACCTACGGGATCTCTAGCGGCCATGACACGCTTTCCATTCGTATAGACGAATGCAAAATCCCCTTGCATCATATCAACGGTTCTAATTATTCCAACTGATTCGATCATAGGTAACAGAACTTCACAATCACTCTCACTCTTTTCATCACCTGTTGTAAAATCATTATAATTGTATATTTCTCCATTACATACTAGCATGGATTTGTTATGTCTAAAAGGTTGCATACCATTTTTAGATAAATCCTTTATAGAAAGCCTATAAAAATCCATACGACATTTACCCATAACATCCGACTTATAATCATCAGGACCCCTATGTGTCAACAAATCTACGGGGACCTCTACTTCTTCCCCGTATAAAGCTAGAATTCCACACATGAATATACTTACCTCCTATCCTTAAACTGATTAAAGGTAAACACATCATATTTTATAATGATTGTGGATTGTTTTACATTTCACAATGAAGTTGATTTTATCATTAAACGCATGACATATTTAAATTCCGTGATAGATAAATTTGTTATTGTTGAATCTACTTACACGCATAGGGGAGAGCCGAAAGAACTTTATTTTCAAATGAATAAAGATAAGTTCGATGTATGGAAAGATAAAATAATTCATATTATTCTTGACATAATTCCACAAGATTCAAATCCCTGGACTATGGAAAATTTACAACGTAATTATATTTTGAAAGGATTGAAAACAATGCCTGATGATGCTATTATTATGATTTCGGATGCGGATGAAGTTCCTAAAACCGAACTCATTAGAAAACTTCCCAAATCGTTGGACACTATAAGTTTGCATATGGTTACATTTAATTATTCTATCGAATATTTTCAAACATTTGAAAAATGGTTCGGAACTGTTATATCTACAAAGAAAAACGTAGTTGATAAAACTCCTCAATATTTTAGAGATAATAGATGGAAATTTCCACACATAGAATTTGGTGGATGGCATTTTTCTTCATTTGGAGATGAAAAATTTTTAGCAAATAAACTCAGGAGTTGTGCGGAATGTTATGATGAAGGGTTTGATGAACATATGGCTGAAACGTACATGAAAGAAAAATTATCACATAACGGTAAATTTAAATTAACACCTTCACCACCAGAACTTATAGCATCTTTACCAGATATTTTCAGATAATTAACTTAAAAGATCTAATAGCATTACATATATGCATCCCACACAACTTTATGTGGATATTTGCAAACGTCTCAAAACGTATTTCAAACCTTTTAAAACAAATTTGAAAAAGGTTAGATTTGGACCACACGGGGATGGTGGGTACGTAGCTATAGATATGAAAGAATGTGACGCTTTGTATAGTTATGGTTCAAACGATGAAATTGATTTTGAAAAAACCTTTTACGAAAAATATAAAAAGCCATGTTATGTTTATGATCACACTATAAAAGAGATAACTGATAAACCTAAATATGTACACTTTTATAGAGAGGGTGTTTCGTCTAAAAAGGAGGAAAATTTAAATACTATTGATGCACATATAGAAAATAATGGACACACTGAAAATACTAATTTATTTGCACAGATAGACGTAGAAGGAGCTGAATGGGATTCGCTCATAGCATCTAAATATCTTAAAAATTTTTCACAGATGATCATAGAGTTTCATTTATTTGGAAATATTCTATCATACGATAAAAAGATAGATGAACTTTATCAACATTTAAATAAATATTTCGTATGTGTGCATGTTCATGGAAATAATTATCCCTTGGTTCCTTGGATAGATAATAATTTTCCTATGGTATTTGAAGTAACGTATATTCGCAGGGATTTGGTAGATACTATAGAACCTGAGACTGAACCTTTCCCAATTAAAGGGCTCGACTATCCAAATTATATAGGTCGTCCAGATATGCACATAGATTACTTTGTTTAAAGAATTTAAAATATTGAAATGTATGGAGTTTGTTTATGAGAAGGATATAACACCTATAAAACCATTAGACAATGATAAATATTGGCCGGGTAGTACATATTCAATGTTTAGGTGTGTGTTAAAAAAGAATGACAAGTACATAACTTATGTTAGAGTATGTATAAATAATAAAACAATGCTCATGCATGAATCATTTAATCTAAATTGGGAAAGTAATGAAGATAAACGATATTTGGGTAGTGATATAAATTCCCAAGATCCTCGTATAATAGAAGTCCAAGATAAAGTATATGTGATTTTCATAGCGAAATCTCCATTTCCAAACCAATATTACACTTTATGGATTTTGGATCACGACACGTTTGAATGTAAACCTTTATACACAAAGGGTTTAGATGTGATAGAAAAGAATTGGGCGCCGTTTGTAAAGGATGGTAAAATGATGTTTGTATATAATTATGATCCAATTATTATACTATCATGCGACACTTCAACTGGGTATTGTCATGTAATCAAAGGCAGTCTACCTTTCAGTACACAAGACACTTTTATACGAGGTGGATCTAATTTAATGGATATGGGTGATTATTATATGGGATTTTCTCATTCTAGACTTCCTATTAATTCAAATGTTAGACCTGGATTTTTACATCTTACACATATGGTTAGAATTTCAAAACAAAATTTAGAACTCATAGACGTTTCTGAACCTATTATTTACAAAAAAGATGGAGATATAGTTAAGGAAACTATACAAGATCCGGTATCATGTTGGATAGATAATGACATAATTTATATTACAACAAATATGAGAGATAACTTTTGTGAAATTTATAGCTTTTCACAAAAATCATGGAATGAACGAGTAAAGAATATGTTAGAAAATACTAATAAAACTTGGTTTACATAATCCCTGGAACCATTTTGATCTTATTCACGTAGTATATATAACCACCTACTAGAGCTGCGAGTGCCAATAAAATATAATTAAATGATATCTTTTTACGTTTTTTCTCAGTTTCCTTTATAATCTTTTCAGCTTCTTCTTTAGTCGGGAGTCTTTCCACGCTCTGATGTAATTTTTCAATCTTACCTATGAGAGCGTGTATAGCTTCTAAAATCTGTGTTTCTTTGGAAATGGGTGTTTCTTTATGGTCAACGGTTGTGACTTCTAATATCATGTGCCACTTCGTAGCTGGGTTTAGTTTTACATAATCCCCGTCATCTTGTTCTTCGAATATTTCAAAGTCTAATTTTTGTATAGACATGGGGTTGAAATAATTTGTTTTTCTGTTGAAGCTTTTCCATTGTTTATCTCGCAAAAGAATACCATCCGTTCCGGTAAAGTGTCTCTCCAAAGGTACACGTGCAAAAATATGTCCGTGGCGTTCATCGAGCATTTGCGCAACTTGAGGTATATTTGGACACAAAACATCCACATGTTTTGCTATGTTAGTGTTTAGGTCAGTCGTGGTGGCTCCAACCTGTGTTATGTAAAAATCTACCATCTTTACACCTAACACGCGACTGAAATCTTCCACATGCGTATTAGAAGTTAGTGATAGATCTAATGAAAATGTGTTATTAGTTCCATTTACATAGTTGGAATCAACCACTATGTATTGAACTTTTTTAGGTATATCGTGGATCGACACCATTCTAATATTCTCACAGAAATAAAATTCACCTAAGTTGCGACGATGTTTGTATTTTTATCAAGTAAAAATGGAATTCTGTGTGCCGTGTATATCTCCCACGATCCAATTAGATGAATATATCAAGGATAGTTTATTTGCTGATGAACTGCGAAAGATGTTTCAAGATATTGCCAACGAGAACGATAAGTTGCGAGGGGAGATTAGCGAACTCAAGAAAAAGGGAAAAGTTTCAAAAGTAAAGGTCGAGAAAATCAGATGCCCGTGTCAAACGGCTAAGGGGGAGCAGTGTAAAAAGTTTTGCGCAGAAGGTTTGCAGACGTGTAAAGTCCATGCGCGTCCTCCCAAACCCGCTAAACAGCCAAAGCCTCCAAGAGTGAAGAGACCTGCGTGTACGGGAATCAACATAAGGGGTAATCCGTGTCGCAATAAATGTATCGAAGGTGAAACATTTTGTGAGAAGCACGACCCTTCCAAACCTCCGACGACTAAAAAAACAAAACGTCCTAAAAAGAGAGAGGTCCCCGTTCATAATCATGCCCCGGGAGAGACTCCGTCAGAACCTTGTACACTTTGTCAAACGCACGGTGATATATTCGATCCTAATATCGTCAAAGTAGAGTTTATGGAATCTCAAGGAGATGATGGATTGATGCTAAAAGATAGAATTTAAAACCTTAGTGGATATAAATTGTAATGAAAATAAGAGAAATGTCAGCTATTCGAAGATTAAACGTTTTACAAAATCATTTTAGAAATTTTTCTCCTTTAGCTTTATCCGAGCAAGTATTATTCGAAAATAGAGCTCCTAAAACTTTAGAAATTTTTCCGGAAATTCCTAAAAGATTCTCTATTCATTTGGATATTAATCACGATCACAAGTTAATAGAATTTGAAACTGAGAATATGTCTGTACACGACAAAATTAACGTGTACCTAAAATATAAGGACCACGTGAGACAGACGTATCCAAATTACATTGTCAAGGAACGACATGAATAATACCTAAGTCTAGTGAATGTTTCTTATATTTTATGAAAAATGAAATATTGTACCGTGACGAGTTCTATGTCTAAGAAATCTGTAGAGGTGGATAGCACGAATCATATGTGTGCAGAGAGGCAGTTAATACGAAGGTTATATAGGGAATGTATACGAAAAGGGTACAAGCCACACCAGTTTTCTGATTGGGTTCACCGAAAGTATGGACACCTCATAATATCTAGAAATACAACGTATGGTGCGGGTATATCAATGCCTTGTGTTTTATGTAGAAAGATGATAGAACGATACGATATATGTTGGATGGCGTATGATGGAGATGAATGGGTGCATAGTGTAAAAACTGCGGTGCTACCCCAATCTATTCCTACAAGAAAGCAGAAGGACGTTCTCGGTTTTGGAAAATGCACCTAAGTTGTAAAGTAGTATTATTTTTGTAAGATGAACATATTTTTTCTTTCGTTGAATCCTAAGGAAATCGCCAAACTGTCATGCGATCAACACGTCGTTAAGATTCAACTCGAGATATGTCAAATGTTATACACCGCTTGGTTTTTTTCGGGTCAAGAAGAATACGTCAGAGAACACGCCCCCTTGACGAAAGATGGAAGTAAACGTGGATACAAACCCGCACATAAGAAGCACCCCATGACCATGTGGATAGGTTCCAGTATCAAAAATTATATGTATGCTTGTGAAATCGGACTCGCTCTCAGTCATGAATACACAGAGCGGTACGGGAAAATTCACACGTGTGAACATCATTTGCGTTGGTTATACGAAAATCACCCATCTCATTTCGAAGAACGTAAAAGTGAGACTGCTTATTATTCTATAGAGGGTATTCCAGAATGTATGCCCGAGCAATACAAGTCTCCAGATCTTGTATCAGCTTATAAAATGTATTACGTCGCCGACAAAGCCCCCTTTGCAAGATACAAGTGTGAAAGACCTAGTTTTATGTGTTAATTAAATCTTGGAATGTAATAATATCTTCTGTATCTATTAATTTTGAATATTCAAGTTCGTCATCGTCAAAGTAGAGGGGGTTTACACCCGCTTCATGAAATACACGCTCCAAAGTGAACCCCATAGTGTCAAACTCTTTTAAGATGGATCTCAAAAGATCATCATCTAGATTTTCTAGACAAAACTGAAACTTACCCGCGGAAAACTCTAGTCTTTCCATATAATTACCTTTGACGAAAACATTTTCTTTTATAAATTCTTTTAGATACGATTCTTTCATAGATTTGATCCCATAGTCATCTAATAGATATCTAAACCCGGACGAAACTTTTTTAATAAATAATCGTTTTTTATTCGACAGAGGCATTATTATATAGTATTAGTTAAAATAATATCTCTAAGATGAATTATGAACATAATTCGAAATATATGTCCACACCAAAAAAGACTTATCCAGTGTAGTGTGTGTAATGGGGGTGGTATATGTATACACGGAGATATAAGAAGTATGTGTCGCAAGTGTGTATATTCTGAAAAGTGTGAACACGGGTATTCTAAAAAGGCTTGTAGTATATGTTCAAATAAATAATTTCTTAGAGTACTATAAGATGGATCGTAAAATTTTGATTCTATGTATAACCTTGACGGTGGTTATACTTTTTTTAAGTTTTAGGAAAGAAGGGTATGAGGAAAATGTACAGGAGGTGAATGATTCGGATGTGTATTACCCAGAGGAGGAGCTTCTCCCAGACGATGACGAGGTGCTTGAAGATTCCTTCGATTTAAAATCGTTTCTTGAAAAGTTAAGAGCTTTAAAAGATGATAAAGATGCGGCGGCAGAGGCCGTAGATGCATTTTATGGAGATATATTCAATTCTACAGATTTGGCAGCGAGTAATGAAGAGGCTCAAGAAGGGTATAATCGGGAAATGGAAAGTCAAATTGGATATCTTCGATCTTGGATGAGAGCGGCGCAAGAACAACGTGAATCTGAAAAAGACCGAATTAAAGGAGAACTTCAAGAGGGGGTCGATCAATATATATACGATCAAGGCGCTGCATGGTATGATAATGAATATGACATATCTCAATATACTAATTTACTTGCTCGTAAAAGTTTAGTGAAGGTAGACAATCATCTAGGATCCAAAACGGATGGCTCGCCCGACATCAACCGATCGAATCGACCTGTATCATTTAATACTTTAATGAGTCAGGCAACAGGAGATCCTTTATATCAAACTACATCAGGACTTTATAGGAAGGAAGATCCTAAAATTCACGACTATTATATACAAGTTCCTAAATGTGGAATACGTACACAAGATGGTGAATTTTCATGTTTAAACATGGATGGTATTCCTGCTAATGTAGATGAAAATGGTATAGGTATAGAACAAAATTTACAAAACACCAACGATGCATTTGTAAAATGTGCATCTGCTTGTGTAAATTCCGATGAATGTTCTGGATTTTCTTTAAGTCTTAAACCTGACGAACAATACAAATACAAATGTAAATTAACTCGTGATAAGTTTGAAGATGTAAAAACTAAACTCATAGATGATGAAATAGATATAAAAGGAAATAAATTTTTAGTTGGAGAAGACGTATATGCTATCCATGAAGGGTTCAGTGAAAATGATTGGGAATCGAAATTGAAAAATCCTTTATATTTTGCATTATTCAATGGTTTTTATGGTACCAAAGGTCTTAAATTTGATACCATCGGACCGACAATGGAAACTATTAAATCGGATAAGTGTAAATGGAGAACGGATTGTGATGATATACCCACCAACTGTCCAGCCCCGGACTACTCAGGTCAAGAACGTTATTTCGGTGATGCTGTGTGTGGCTCAGTGGATGTAATCTTAAATGATGGCTTACCTGAAAATTGTGAAGGTAGTTGGGAATCGATCGTGGGAAGTGGGGTGATGGGGCCTGCTTATGATCCAAATAACCCTAAAAATGATGCTACTTGGGAAAATGGGTGTCCTAGAAATATTCCAAATTATGGTGATAGTGCGTCAAATGGTAATATTTGTTATAATCACGATCCCTCGACAACATGGGATCGTACTAAAATTCCTTCTTATTATAAGAAATTCGTTGCTAACGGGGCGGATGCGATAAATGGGGGTTCATGCCCTGATGGTTTGGCTGTAAAACAAACCTGTAGAGAAGGATACGGTGGTGAAACTGGACGGGAAATGCAAATATGTGAATATTCGCATGGTGGGTGGTATGACAATGACCCAGATTACGCACCTGTAAATTGTGGAGCGGATGGACCTAACCAACCGGGTAATGTATCCACGAGTCAGACAACATTGGGTGATTGTGATTATGGGAATCAGTCATGTCCAGATTACCCCGGATATCAGGGTGGTAGGATTGAAGGTACTAAAAAAGTCATCGGTTATGATAGTCAGGGAAAACCGGCAAAGAATGGTGGTAAATCGTGCGACTCATTAATGAGAGAAAGAATTATTGCAAATGATCCTTATTGGGGCTTGTACAAGATTGTTGGGAATGATATAGTTGCAGAATGTGGTAGGGCTTGTTTCAGTGTACCAGACGCGGGCCCGCCGCCATGCGATCCACGGTTTCAGCTATGCGACGGGGCTTTTAATCCTGGTGGAGGTGGGGGTGGGGGTGGTGAATATAAACCCGAAGTCCCTGGGAAAGGGGGAGGGGGTGGTCTTTACCCTGCTTGGTGAGTCGGTTGGGACCACCTCTGACCGGAATTAGTTTATTATAGAACCATCTTCATACATAATAGGAGGTGCGCCATTTCTATCTTGTGCAGACAAAATAATAGTTCGAAGTGCCATATAAGATGTACACCAAACAAACGATAATCCGGATAAAAAAAGGATAATAATGTTCATCTTATATTGTACCTAAGTAAATATTTTCTAGATAAAAAACACGATAAAAATGTTCGCTTTAAAGTGTCCCGTTGTTCATCATAGGTTCAATAAACCTAAGATTTCTAAGGTTTGTAGAAGTTATTATAACATTGACGACTCGAATAGCAAACCTCTCGAAAAGGTGAAAAAGCGTGATTTGTTTCATATATTGAGTTTTGAACATGAAGATGCGCAATATGAAGGTATATACGCTGTGACTAAGTTCAACGTTGATGATCTTCCTATAAATAATATAGTGGCTTTCACAAATTTTGACGACGTCTTTCGATATAAAACACTTCTCGAAGCTGAGATGGATAAAAAACCATTTATACAGTTTGCAACAAGATTTGAACTTGAATACATGTGTGATGTTGGAAACTATAAGTGTATAGTCATTAATGAAAATGTTCTGGTGACTCCACCTACAATGACTGAACGGCATACAGATTGGGAACGAAGAACCGCACTTCTCAGTGGTAGATGGTCTGTTAGGGAAAAGGGTGATGACAATTCATTTGAATGGCCATAGTATTAAAGAGTTTATTACAATACATATATATATGGAGCAAGTTTTTACATATATATACGAAAATAATATATGGGGGAATAATCTTAATAATAAATATTCTGGAAGTAGTGGAGATGGTAGTACCATTGAATTTAATAAAGATACATATATAAACTTTGTTCAAAATTTTATAAAAGATCATAATATAACAAGTGTCGTTGATTTGGGTTGTGGTGATTTTAGATGTGGTGGTCTAATTTATGATGAACTGGATGTAAAATATACCGGATATGATGTGTATAAAAAAGTTGTAGATTTCAACACTTCAAACCGCTCAGGTACGAAATATAATTTTATTCATTTAGATTTTATGAATGAAAAGGAGCAAATAGTAGAAAGTGATTTGTGTATTTTAAAAGATGTTATCCAGCATTGGTGTCTGAGAGACATATACACATTTCTCGACTACATTACAAATACTAAAAAATTCAGGTATATATTGATATGTAATTGTGGTCATCAAAATTTAGATAATACTGACATTTATAACGGTAATTACAGACCCTTGAGTTACAAGTTTTTACGTACATATACGAAAATAATATATGGGGGAATAATCTTAATAGTCAATATTCTGGAAGTAGTGGAGATGGTA